AATGTAACTGAACTTTCAGTATCAATTTCTAACATACCGTTATCAAATTTACAATTTTCAAAAACAACACCATCGTCACCAATTCTTGATTTGGTTATTGCTATTGTAGCTAGTTTCATTTCTTTTTGTTGTAAAGATTTTGCCACCGAAATAATAACGTGACCAACTTGTGCCTTTTTAATCGACCCACCCATTTGGTCTGTAGTTACAACATCTGATGATATTGACTGTCTATTACCTTGTGTTGCAGTCCACCCAACAATATCCAATTCGTGACACATAGCTTCAAAAGCCCTCATAACAGACCCTTCTGATTTCCATTCATCACCTAAATTCCTATCAGGAACAACACAATCGATATAGTCTAACAATACCATGTCAATCCTAACACCATCAGCAATCATTTTTCTAATTTGATTTTTAATTTGTAACATACTCATAGTGTCTGATGGTAATTTTTTCAAGATAAGTTTGTTTGGCATGGTACTTTTAATTTCTTGTACCTTAGACATAACTTCATCTTTTTTCAAAGATAACTCATCTGGGTGAATTTTTGTCCATAAGGTGAAATGTTTTCTTTGTATAATTTTTGGATTGTCTTCAAAAAATATTTGAAGTACGTTGTATCCTAAATTAAACGCGTGATTTGAAATTTTAGTCAGTAAAGTTGATTTACCGACACCTGTTGGAGCTAAAACAACACCTATTTCACCTTTAGCCAAACCACCTTTTAATAACCTATCTATACCAGGGATACCCATAGGTATTGGATGTCTATAATCTTCATTTAAAACATCATCTAAATTACTAAAAACATCAGATTGACTATCCTCTCTTTGTCCTACTTGTAAAGCCTCTCTAACTAAACTTTCTAATTTTTCATAATTCTCAAACTCACCACCATCAATAACTTTTTGTGCTTTAGTTATTGCTTTTTGTAGTTCTTGTTGTTTACAAAACTTAAGAGCCTTTTCTTGAACAAAATGATTACCCTCAAATGGGGCGTTTTTAATTTTGTTAATTGTATCAATAACAATTTTAGACGCTAATTCTTGTTGTAATTCAGATTTTGTGATTTGTTCTAAGGTGTCAAACGTTGGAGTATGCTCGTATTTTACGTAGTATTCTTTAACCATTTGAATAATGATTTTAAAATACTTGTTTTCAAAATAATTGGTTTCAATAACATCAATAATTGACCTTGCAAAATCCTTGTCAACTATGATTTGGTTTAATAATTGTAGTTGAAAACTACTTCCGAGATATTCAAAATTTTTGTTCGACGCCATACTTTTTCCTTTAATGTATTTGATAAATATTAGACACTAAGAGGAAGTCACATGTACTCTAATGTTAAATTTTTTGTTGAGAAAATGTCAGTTAATGTCATAAGTAAATTTTTTATGTGTGGGCGTACATCCACGGTATATCTAACCTTTGGTGGGTAGATTTTAGCATTGAACTGCCTATGACAAATTGTCACGTCATTTTGTTTAATATACACGTTAAAATACTCAGGACCGTCTGTAATTGATGTCTCTAAAATCTCAGGATTTACCATAATTTCGTTGATGTGTTCCAACATATAATCACATGTTTTAGTTTTCAACTCGTCTTGAACAATCTCTGAGAATCCGCGAATAAACTCATAAAGTTCTAAAGAATTTTTAGCGTGTGGATTAAATTCCCTAACATTAAAAAATCTCTGAACAATAATGTTGTCATTCACTTTCATCAAAAACTCCAATTTTGTTGCTTCTACTTGCTCTTTCATAATCTATTTTGTTTGTTTAAATTTGCGTTTTTCTTTTCTTGTTAATTTTAAAAATGGTGTTAAAAAATATACCCAATTATCGTCTCCTTTTGGTAAAAATTTAAAGAATCCATCTTCCATCATCATCTTTATAAGATTCTTATATCCTCTACCGTCAGGGTCTAAGGTCTCACGGTAATAAAGTTCGACTAATTCTTTAGCTTCATCTGTAATAAGGGGGTTTGATAAATCAACAATCTTATCATTAATTGTAAAAAATTCTTCACCAAATATACCACTTTTTGTTTTTCCACTTAATAAATTTTGTAAAATTTTGTTTTCCTTATCTTCCTTTAAAAGGCCTTCCGCCTTGGTTAAAATATCGGAAATTGTAACCTTTTGGTCAAGTATTTCAGGAAATAATTTAATAAGTGTTTTTTCACCTAAAAAGTAAATACCATCAATGTTATCGGACTTATCACCAATAAGAATTTTACAAGTTTTAACATTATCGTGTGGTACTTCAATTTCGTGTAGTTTTATAATATCACCGTTTTTATAGAATCTTTTTGAGTTAGGTGAATATATACTAACTTTGTCAGAAATGAGTTGGGTTAAATCTTTGTCTCCCGAAAAAATTGTTTTGTTTTCATTTTCAGATATTTGACAATAATAAGCTATTAAATCATCGGCTTCATTTTTATCAACCAATACCTGCCTTACGAACATTTCTTCAAGATATTGTTTAACCCTCTCTTTCTGTTCGTTAAATGAGTCCTGTTTGAACTTATTCATATCGTTTCTACGATGTTCTTTATATTGTGGATATATTAATTTACGTGAAGAAGAGTTGCTATCACCATCCCAAAATACAACAACTTTATCAAAGTTATATTCGTCAATAAACCTTCTTATAGTGTTAAGGAAATGCCATACACCTCCAACGTGCTTTCCATTGTGATAGAAGTCTCTAACACCATGAAATCCAATCTTAAATAAATTGTTTCCGTCAACAATTAATGTTTTAATCACTATGGTTTATTTATAGTTTACTTACTCTTTTTCTTCTTTCAACTCAAAATCTGCGGATACAACACCTAAAATGTCTTTCCAATAGTCAGCGTATTCTTTTTTGTAAACTTCAATTGAAGCTTTTTCTTCAGACGCTTCTTTACCTGAAATAAACCCGTGTGGTGTTACAATAATTTTTCCGTCCTCATATCCTAACCCATTTATGTGGTTTTTTAATACGGAAATTTTTGTTCTACTTGCGAACTTAACAGTTCTTTTGTCTTTTGTTGCGGTAATCTTGGTTGTACCAGCACCCTTTTGATTTCCAAACAAAAATACTAAAGATGAATTTAACCAAATAGCTTCACCGCCTTTAGCTTTAATCTTAGGTTGTCCAAAAGGATTGTCAGGTAATTCTACCCAAGGTTGATTAACAATAATTAAAGTATTTTCAAATTTAGATTCTGCTTTACGAGAACCTGAAATACGTTGATTAATACCCATACCAATCTTATCCGCCAATACAGACGCATTATGTTGTTTACCACCTTTACCTTCGTAAGTCATCTTACATGGTACTGAACCTACTGAATCCCACAAGAAACAAAGAGAATAATCTAATTCACCCTTTTCTTGAGCATCCAATAAAATATTAATGTAGTCCGTAATTTGTTCAATATAATCAAAATTATTATTGAATATATAAAATCCATCCCAATCAACTTCGCCAGTTTCTTCATCTACCACTTCTTCACATTCAAAACCCATAAGTTTTGCGTGTTCAAAAGACCATTTTTGCTCAGTAATTATGAACACAGGTAGAATACCTTTCTTTTGGGCATCAACCGCTGTTTTAACAAGTGCTGTTGTTTTACCAGTATCTGAGTGACCAAGGAACATATTTAAATGTCCAATTGCGGGACCTGGTAAACCAACGGCATCTAAAAACTCAGGACCCAAATCAAAATATCTTTGGGGTTTGTATTTCGCTGAAGTAGAAAACTTCTTCTTCAGAGAACTGAAATCATTTTTTTTAATCGCCATTGTCTATATATTATAATGTTTTTTTTTAAAAATAATAAAGCTTGGACACATAGTTAGACATTGTGTCCAAGCTTATAGGGTTTTTTTTAGAATGGCATGTCCTCGTCGGGTTCATCATTCACTTGTGGGTCTGAGTATGATTCACCACCCAACATAACTTCACTTTCACTTGAGTCTCCGTAAACATATCCACCTTTTTCAGAGTCCCAACGTGGAGTTTCACCACGAGCAATAGCCTCAAGGTATTCTACGGGTTTCTTAGAATATACATCTTCCCATGTCAATTCATCGGTAATCCAAGAACTACCAACTTCTTTATCGGTATGTACAGGAGATGGGTCATCGTACATAACAGTTTGAATTACTGTATAGGTGGCACCTTTAGGTGTCTTAGCTTTTGTTAATTCAAGAATAATATCACGTCCTGTTTCAGGGTCGGTAATATCACCTTTAGCCCTCCAAATAGGAATAATTTTATCAAGAATACCTTCGTTTTTGTAGTTGTGCTTAAAACGCCAGAATTTTACACCTTCATCTTCGTTATCTCTGTCAATAACTTTAACGATATAAAACTTACGAGATTTATATTGTTTTGCAAGTTCTTTGTCAGATTCTTTACCTGTTGACATTAACTCTTCATGAACTTCGTTCAATGGTGAGCGTTCATTGTCATTTTTTCCTGGGTCGTAAAGTTTAACCCATTTACCATCAACTTGAACTTCGTGAAACCAAACTTCTTTAAAAGGTGAAGAACCATCGGGTGTTGGTAGAATTCTAAGTCTTCGTTGACCTTGTTTCTCGTTATCTTTAAGGATAGCCGCGAAATACTTTTTCATCCTTTCGTCTTGTGACATCTTTGAAGTAGAGGATGAACTACTTTGTGTCGCCTTTTCGTACTGTGCTAGTACCGCATCTAATGAATTTGTCGCCATAATATAAAATTTAAATTGTTTACTAAAATATAAGTGTCCGCCTATTGTTTGTCAACCCCCTAAAAACAAAATAACGGTCCGAAGACCGTTATTTTTATCTTATCTGATTAAAGGATGTTTCTTGTTCGTCATCCCCAAAATTTCTAAATGATTTTTTTATATCAGCATTGGAATAATCTTCAACTTCGTCTTGAGTTAAGATATATTCATCTCTACCTGTTTTTTCAAAATCATCTTGTTTGTCTTCAAAAAAATCACTTAACTTTTGATTGAATGGTCCAGAATCGATAGTTCTTAGTTCGAGTTTTTCTTGAGCTGTTTTTGGTCTCATTTTTTCAACTTTCATTTCTAAGTCATTTAACTTAGTCATAATACTATCCATTTCGCCAAGTTTACTTTCAAGGTCGGTTAAGTGTTTAAATAGATTATTAAAATATTCCTCTTGTTTGTCCTCAACATTTTTTTGGGATTTTACCAAATCAGTAATATCTAATTCTTCTGTTTTTTCTTTTTCTTCACCCACTTTTTCAACATCGGGGTCAGTCTCAACATCAACAGGTTGAGGTTCATCACCAGTAGGTGGTGTTGGTTCACCTGCGGGTGGAGTTGTAGCGTCTGCGGGTGGTGGAGTAACACCAGCGTCAGGTGGAGGGGGTAACGCCCCAGCATCAGGTGGCGGAGGTAACTCAGCTTCTTGTTCAAAAATATAATTATTTATCGATTTATATCTTGAAATTTCATTTAATATTTTTTCATCTATTTTTTTCATGATATTATCCATTTAATAATTGTTTCATCCCTGTTAGAGTTTCAACTTGAATTTTTTTATTTTTATTCATTGTGTTATCAACTCTCTCGATTAATCCATCCCTCATTCTTACAGTGTAACAATCTCCAGTGTCCAAATCACAAACTTGTTTAGTTCCATCACCCAAATCTTTTTCGGTGTGTCTTGTGTTCTTACCTAAGTAATTATCAAGTATTAATTTTACGTCCATAGTTTTTTTATTATAAATATCTTTATTTCTCTAAAATTTTATTGTACCAAGATACTATCATATAATTTTAGAGCTTTTTCAACCTCTAATTCAATGTTTGATTTTTGTGTTTGGTCATATGTTGTGTAAACATTTTCATCTCTAGTTGTAGAAGTATTATTATATATGATTAAGAATTTAGTAATACTTTCTTTAGTTGTTTGATAATCTTTAACCTTATCTTTAAATCTTGCAACTAAGAAGTTAATACTATTTTCTTTACTTTCAAAAGTAGCGTAAGCAATGTTAGATGGCGAACAATAATACTGTTTTTTAAAGTATGTTTCACCAGGATTACCCCAATTCTGTGTTTGATTTGTTTTTGATATCGATATACCACCCAAATAATTTTCAACAGTATTAATTCTTGTACCATCATTTGATTGTAGATATATTGCGGAGAATATTATTTTTCTAAGTTTATCATCCTGAGTACTATTAACTATCGTTTGTTTTATTTCCAAATTGGTATAATTAAACGTTTGTGGTCCTGTTAAAGGAGTGTAATTAATATACTTAGTAAGTAAATTTCCACTACATTCTTCAGGTATCGCGTTATTGTATTTTGTTGATGGTTTATCAATCAATTCGTTATTTACCCCAGCCTTTTGATTAATAACATTAGAATTTGTGTTACTATTTTTTTGTGTAGTTTCTTTTTGTTTTTTAAGTGATTGAGTAATCTTTTCAACTGAACCTTTTAAATTTTTCCTTAAATTTTGTAAATAATTATCTAATTTTGGTAACGAAGCTACAGGCTGTCTAATACCTTCAACAATGGTTTCAAAATTACCAGGTGTTATTGTGTGCCCAACATTTGTAATCATATATGGGCCGCTAAACATTGGAACATATCTCAAATTAAAATACATTGTTGG